AATAAAATGATGACAGAAACAAAACAATACTATGAACGAAACAACGATGTAATAAACTCTCACATCAATTGTCTGTATGATGATTTGGTGGAGATGACGCCAGATGAATTTAGAGAATGGGTGGTTGAGTTTAGAAAGGTTGTAAAAGAATCTTGGGATAAGAACGGATGTCCACCAAGAATTGGTAAAACAGAAGAGGCACTTATTGACCAGTTTAATAAGATTGCAGAATTTCCTATCCACGAATTTGCATTTACAGATGAATTATCTGATGTAGAAGACGATGTTATTATTAACAAATCAAGAATTGGTGGTGAAGCAGACCAATGGTTCAGCAATATGATGCAGACACGAATCAACTACACACAAAAAGATAATGGATATTCAATTTATGATTTATTTGCCGATGACAGACATCTTGAGAAGATGGTAAAAGGCGGTATGAGGCATTTTCGCAGGGATTCCCTGTACGAACACGCAAAGAGTGCATTTGTACATCAACCCAAATATGCAATAATTGATACTGCAAATGCCAACGAATGGATAAATGCATTCTTTACTTCATATAATATTTTTAAAGGATATGATTTTATTCTTGAGGAAGTAAAATTCCGTGAAAATAAGGGATTGAACAGTGGATACCATCAAGTAGAACAAGATGGCATTCTCAATCTTAAACAAGACGAAGTGAGGGAATATAAAGACAAGGGATGGTTGCAATATAGACATCACTCTACATTTGATATCGAGAATATGTCCGACAGTATGCGATATAATATTCGTGTTTATAAAAAGGGAAAGAAGATGTTTCCAAAGGCGTTTTCTGCATATCGAATCGGATTTATTCAGCCAGCAGTAAACTTCCCACCAATGACCGCTAAATACATATATGAAAGATTTACAGAAGACCTTAAAGACCAAGAGGTTATTAACATCTATGACCCATCGGCTGGTTGGGGTGGTCGCATACTCGGTGCTATGGGTGTTAGGGATGACCGCAGGATTCATTATGTGGGTACTGACCCTAATCCTGATAATTTTCTCGATGATGGTGCTTACAGCAAGTATGCTTCTCTCGCAGATTTTTACAATACCAAAACTTATAGAGGAAACCCATTCTTTTCAGAAACGAATACTTACGAAATATTTCAAGAGGGTTCAGAAGAAATAGGTAAACATCCAAATTTCCAGAAATATAAAGGAGAGTTGGATTTTATATTCACATCTCCGCCATATTTTAATAGAGAAGCATATAGTGAAGATGAAAATCAATCCTATAAAAAGTATGGTTCGTCTTATGAGAGTTGGCGAGATGGATTCTTAAAACCAACACTAGAAACCTGTGCAGAATATTTAAAATCTGGTAGGTATATGGCGTGGAATATTGCAGATTTATTGGTTAGTGGAAATTATCTTCCATTAGAACAAGATAGTAAAAATATTCTTGCATCTTGTGGATTGGAATATAAATACACATTGAAGATGGCATTAGAAGGAATGCCTGGGCAAAACAGAATGGGCGAAGATGGTAAACCAACTTGTAAAAATTATTGTATGGTTGATGGAAAATATATGAAATATGAACCAGTGTTTGTTTTTTGGAAACCTTGACTTGACAATGAAAATATATGGTGTATAATATGACTATGAAATATAACAATTTATCGTATGAAACATACCTAAAAAACGAATTAGAGGGTTTGTCAAAAAACTTTTCGATGAAGTCATATAAATTGGCATCCCAAGAAGAATGGCAAGGATTTGAAAGAGGCAAAGACATAAGGGTTCAAATTCAGTGGAAAGGTAATTGTATTTGGGAATGGATATTAGAAAAAACATTTTGGTATCAAACAAATACAAATAAGGAAGATAGGACATGGATGCGTAATCACGCAGACATAAAAATAGAACGATGTAAAATGGCATTAGTTAAAAAACCACCAATAACAAAAAATAAAAGAAAAGTTGGTTCAACACAACTGTTATTTGAAGAAATGAAGAAACAAAAATGATACTATTGGATATGAATCAAGTTATACTTCATAACCTATTTGCACGAATGAAAAGTGTTGATGAGGTAGATGAAGAATTGGTAAGACATATGGTTGTTAATTCTATTAGGATTTATAGAAATAAATTTCATAATGAATATGGTGAATTGGTTTTGTCTTATGATGGAGGAAAATATTGGAGAAAAGATATTTTTGAACATTATAAAGGACAGAGAAAAGTAAAACAAAAAGAAGATTCTTTTGATTGGAATAAGATATTTGGAATTATAGGAAAAATAAGAGAAGAAATTGAAGAGATATTTCCATACAAAAGTATATACCTAAGACATATAGAAGCAGATGATATTATTGCCATCCTAACAAAACATTTTCATACAACCGAAAAAATAATGATTGTATCTTCCGATAAGGACTTTCAGCAATTGCAGAGATACGAAAATGTATCTCAATATAGTCTAAAAAATAAAGGACTCTTGGTGTGCAAAGACCCAGAAGATTATTTAACCAGACACATAATCAAGGGAGATGCATCAGACGGAATACCAAATATTTTATCAGATGATGATGTCTTTATGGATAAAGATAAAAGGCAAAAACCTTGCGGTGAGAAGAAAATTTCAAAAATTATGGAAGAATTAAGTGAATGGACTTCTTCGGAAAATTGGGAAAGAAACCAAACACTGGTAGATTTTAATAAGATACCAAATTGGGTAGAAGATACGATACTAAAGGAATGGGAAGAACCCATAAAAGGAAACAGAAATAAATTATTCAATTATTTTATTATTAATAAATTGAAGATTTTAATGGAGAATATACAGGAGTTTTAATGTATAATGTCATCTAAGAAAAGGAATAAAAAGAATAACTACAACTATAATGAGGATGTAGAAGATATTCGTGGAAAAGGCACTAAAAAGAATAAGAAAAAAGCAAGAAGACACGATGATAAAAATTATTTAAAAAGATTTAAAGATAATGACTATAACGAAGATGAGTTAGATAACTATATGGATTATAATCAATAATTAACACCATTAAGGAGAACTTTATATAATGGAAACAATGACTGCTATGAAACTATCGAAAAATACAATAGAAATTCTGAAGAATTTCTCAACAATCAATTCAAATATTTTAGTTGAACCAGGAAATGTCATCAAGACAATTTCCCCAGTAAAAAATGTTATGGCACAAGCAACTGTATCAGAAACATTTGATACCCAATTTGGTATTTGGGACTTGAATAAATTGCTTGGGACTATCTCTTTGTTTGACAGCCCAGAATTTTTCTTTGAAGAAAATCATGTAACAATAGTTGGTTCAAACGGAACTAAAGTTACATATTACTATTCAGAACCAAAACTTCTTACAACAATAAATAAAACTATTACTATGCCAGAAACTGTAGTTTCTTTTGAATTGAAGAATGATGATTTTTCTGAATTACAAAAGGCTGCCTCAGTTCTACAACTTCCAGATTTATGTTTGCGTTCATCTGGAAGTATGGTTGAACTAGTAGCAATGGATAAGAAAGATTCCACTTCAAATAACTATTCGGTAGAAGTTGGAACTAATGATAAGAATGAAGATTTTGAATTTTACTTTAAGGTAGAAAACTTAAAACTTATGCCTGGAGATTATGGTGTAGAAGTCACAGAAAAGGTAGTAAGTAAGTTTACAAATCAAACAACTGATTTGTCTTACTGGATTGCCTTGGAGTCCGATTCAAGATATGAAAGATAATGTATTGGTAACTGGAGGGAGTGGGTTGGTTGGTTCTACAATCAACTCCCCCTTCAAACCATCATCCAAATATGTGAACTTAATGCACATTGATAATATTGTGAGATATATCAAATTGAATAAAATTAATTATATTATTCATTGTGCAGGTAAAGTTGGTGGACTTAAAGCAAATAGCGATAAGTTGGGTGAATTCTTTTATAAGAATGTTATTATAAATACAAATCTTCTAGAAGCCGCAAGGATTTGCAATGTGAAAAAAGTTGTTTCATTTATGTCTACTTGCGTATTTCCAGATAAAGTAGAATATCCTCTGAAAGAGGAATATATTCACAACGGAGAACCTCATAGTTCCAATTATGCATATGCATATGCAAAAAGAATGGTAGATGTTCAGAGTAGAGCATACCGTGACCAATATGGATGTAATTTTGTTACACTAATACCTTGCAACATATATGGTCCAAATGACAATTATGATTTAAATGATAGTCATGTAATTCCTGCACTAATACATAAATGTTATCTTGCAAAGAGAGATAATACTGATTTTGTGATTTGGGGAAGTGGAAAACCCATGAGAGAATTTTTATATTCAGAGGATGTGGGTAAAATTGCACTAATGGCATTAAAATCATATAACGAAAAAGGTTCAATGATATTATCTTCTAGTAATGAAGTTTCAATTTCAGAAATTGTAGATAATATTGTTGATATTATGAATTTTTCTGGTAAAGTATTATATGAGTCGGACAGGTTAGAAGGACAGTATAGGAAACCCGCTTCAAACGAAAAGTTTAAAAAGTATTACCCTGATTTTTATTTTACTCCGTTAAGAGAAGGATTGGAGAAAAGCATTGGGTGGTTTATTGAAAATTATGGAAAGGCAAGAAAATGAAAAAAGCATTAATTACAGGCATTAACGGACAAGACGGTTCTTATCTCGCAGAATTTCTTATAGAAAAGGGATATGAGGTACACGGAATTCTTAAAAGAAATTCAGTTGCTGAAAATCAAACTGCAAGACTCGATAGTTGTTATGACCAACTTCATTTATATTATGGTGATTTGACGGACTTATCTTCTTTGATTAATATCTTACAAAAGGTTCAACCAGATGAAGTATATAATTTAGCCGCACAATCTCATGTAAGAATTAGTTTTGATGTGCCAATATATACAGCAGAAGCAGATGCAGTTGGTGTACTTAAAGTCATAGAAGCGTGTCGTTTAATGTGTCCCGATGCAAGAATTTATCAAGCAAGTTCTTCGGAAATGTTTGGAAACTGCACTGATGACGATGGATACCAAAGAGAAACAACACCAATGCTACCTGTAAGTCCCTATGGATGTGCAAAAGTTTATGCATTTAATATAGTAAGAAATTATAGACATTCTTATGGTATGCATATTAGTAACGGCATATTATTCAATCACGAATCACCAAGACGAGGTTCTAATTTTGTAACAAGTAAAATTGTACAGGGTGCAATTGCTATTAAAGCAGGAGAAGCATCAGAACTTCGTATGGGAAATCTTGAAGCAAGAAGAGATTGGGGACACGCAAAGGATTATGTAAAAGCAATGTGGATGATGTTGCAAGAAGATGAACCAGAAGATTATTGTTGTGCAACTGGCATTTCGCATAGTGTTCGTGATTGTTGCGAATATGTATTCGGTAAACTTGGAATGGATTACAAAGATTATGTTGTGTTGGATGAAAAATATTTAAGACCAGAAGAACTCCATGACCTCAAGGGCGATTCAACTAAACTTCGTGAAAAACTAGGATGGGAGCCAGAATATACTTTTGAAACTTTGATGGATGATATGGTACATAATGATGTAAATTATCACAAAGCAATAAAAGATGTTTGGACACCATATGACACAATGAAATAGGATTATATAATGATTACAGAAACAAAAACCAAAGAATATTTATGGGTAGAAAAATATAGACCACAAACCATCGAAGATTGTATTCTACCAGAAGATATAAAAGAAACATTTCAACGAATGGTAGATTCTGGAGAAGTCCAAAATCTCTTACTCGCTGGTGGTGCGGGTTGTGGTAAAACAACAATAGCAAGAGCAATGTGTGAAGAACTGGATGCAGATTATATTGTAATTAACTGTTCAGAAGATGGAAACATCGACACACTCCGAACAAAGATTCGTAATTTCGCCAGCACAGTGTCTTTGTCTGGTTCTAAGAAGATTGTTATACTTGATGAGTTTGATTATTCAAATGCACAATCTACTCAGCCGGCACTTCGTGGTTTTATAGAAGAATTCAGTGGTAATTGTAGGTTTATTCTCACTTGCAACTATAAAAACAGAATCATAGAACCTTTACATTCAAGGTGTACCTGTATAGAATTTAAAATTCCTAAAAACGAAAAACCCACATTGGCTAATGAGTTTATGGAAAGAATCAAGTATATTTTAGATGGAGAGAATATACCTTCGGATGATAAAGTTTTAGCAGAATTGATTATGAAACATTTTCCAGATTTCCGAAGGGTAATTAACGAATTACAAAGATATTCGGTTGCAGGTTCTATAGATATTGGCATTCTTACCCAGATTGGTGAGATAAAGATTAAAAATCTTATAACATCTATGAAAGAAAAACAATTTACAAATGTTAGAAAGTGGGTAGTCGATAATTTAGATAACGACCAAATTCATATTTTTAGAAAAATATATGATGGGTTATATGAGTACTTTAAACCCCAATCAATTCCACAAGCAGTTTTAATAATTTCTGAATATCAATATAAATCTGCGTTTGTTGCAGACCACGAAATTAACTTGACTGCTTGTTTAACAGAATTGATGTTAGAATGTGAGTATAAATAAAGAAGAAAGGATTATATTATGGTAGACAAAAGATATGCATTAGGTGGTGCTAAAATAGAAGACGGTCAGGCATTCAAACCCATTGGTGATATGGTAGCAATTCAACCCACTCCAAGAAAAACTGAAACCGAAGCAGGAATCATTTACAACGAAAGAGAAAACGCCCGTTTTGGAGATGGGGTAGTTATTTCTATTGCAGAAGGTATTCCAGACGATAATGGTAATTATTATCCTGTAGATTTTAAAGAAGGCGATAGAGTACTACACGATAAACACGCAGGGTTTCATGAAATGGGACAATTCATTTTAACAAGAAGACAACACATTGTTGCTGTCATCGGAGATGATGTGGAAATTAAGTGAAATTATCTGAATACCTAAAAGCAATAAACCACACAAAGAAAACATTACTCGATACAGATGATGAATTTGTAGAAAAGCAATATACGCCTTTTATTATTAATAGGTGTCTTTCTTATTTTCCAGATACTATCTTTTATGTAAACGAAATGAATGCTTGCCCTTCAATGGACAAGAAAATGCATTTTGACTATTTACTAAATATTATTAGGAAAAGGAAGCGTTATAGTAAATGGTTAAAGAATGAAGAATGTCAAAGAGTAAATGTGATAAAAGAATATTATGGATATTCTGACAGAAAAGCAAGAGAAGTTGTTAATATGTTCACAGATTCTGACATCGAAGAAATGGCAAAGTATTTATATACAGGTGGTAAGAAATGAAAGCAATAGTTACAGGTGGAGCAGGATTTATCGGTTCGACAATAGTTGACAGATTGTTGGAACTAGGACATTCGGTAATTGTAATAGATAATGAATCTACCGATTGTCACGAATCGTTCTATTGGAATGAAGATGCAGAAAATTACAAATATGATATATGTGATT